CGTCCCTGCGAAGTGCGTGTGAATGATTGTGATGAGTGTGCGTCCATGTGTGTGAATGATTGTGATGAGTGTAAAAAAAATAAAAACAAAAAGATCCCAGTCATAGCAAGGGATCTCGGGATTATTTAATTATATTAAGTTTGCTAAACTACAACTCTAGCATACTCAATTCTTGACGTATTGTAACCAGCTTCAGAATGAATTACTTTGTAACCCATGCTCAAAAGTTGTGCATGTGTTTCGTCTGCATCCCTGCTGCTGACTACGTTTGTGTCATCATATACCATATAAATATGGTTATCCATTAGGCGACCTCCTGTAATGATTTGTTAACTTTTTTGGACTGGTTGCCATGTGCTAAGAATGCAACAACGCATGTGCGTTTGGACTGTTGGCAAAGACCGCAGTCCTTGCAGTTAGTGTCGCGAATCTGAGCGGGACATACTACAACTTTTGTGCCTGCTGGCGTCCTTGCTGGCACTGGTTGACTATTGTCAACAACACACACAGCCGGCACGCCTTGCGCTATCGCGTCGTCCGCTTGCTGCATGCTTTCGCATGAGGCGTTGACGGTAAACCCATTGGCATTACTGTATTTTACAGCCTCGAGGTTGTGTGTATGTAGCTGGTGGTGTGTGTAGGTGTAACCCTTGGCACCACTGGATTTGTTAGCATCGACCAATGACTTAAGTAAGTCAAGCCTGATGTACTCGCGTCCTTGTGCCTTGGTATAACCAAGGTCGCCGGCTTGGTTGTGGCGCCAGAGCTGACCTCTGTCTAACTTACTAACGTAAGTTGTGAGGTCATCCCAAGTACCACCACGTAGACCGTTGCTCACTTTTTTCCAGTGCCAAGAGACCGGACCGGATTTTGCGTAGCAACCGCCAGACTGTAGGTGTGGGCAAGTGCTTGGACATGAGGATTCCTCGGTAGTTGTAACTGGCATACTGCCAGTCTTAGCATTGCTTGATTTTTTTGTGATGTGGACTAGCATGACAGGATGAAAGTTAGATGGATAATTAACCCTAAAGGGTTACAGTGTCCTTGCGGAGTTGAACCGCAAGTAAATACCCAGACACTAAGCACTACCTAGAAAGGTAGTGAAGCAGTCGCATCGTTGGTGCAACCGATCTGCTCGAAGCATAGCTTGCCAGTAGCAACTGTGTTGCCTCTTAGGTAACTAAGAGCTCTGACTGCGTTCTTGCTAAGATCCTGAACCCAGAAGCCGAAGGACATGTTAGGGTTAATCATAAGATTAACAATCTTAGCTCTGCTAACGTTGGAGTACTTGTACTCATAGCCATTGGTGAACCTAAGGTTTACAACCTTAGTGAATGGGTTGACGTTGATAGCTTCTACAGCAGTAGAAGTACGAGCAGTTGGAATTGATGTGAACATAAATCGAAGTTGTAAAGTGAACTGATGGAGAGTTGTAGTTAAGTTATATTATCTCTCTCACCCTAAAGGGAGAGAGAATATAACATAACGTAAACAACTCTAACCATATATCCCATTGTAGTCCCTATCCTGTCAACCTGTCAAGCTTTGTCAGTAAATGCTAACAATGTATTACTACGTAATACTTTGTTCGGATAACCGTACGTCTCATGAGACTCAACTCGGCGACAGATCGCGCTACCCGCGTTCCAGTAATCCGCGTGCCTGCACCCCTGCGCGGTTTAGTGGTATCCGCTCGGCTCCGCCTCGCTCCTCTGCCGTGCTGTCACTTGGACAGTACTGCATTGACCGACAACCCTTGGTATCACTGTGTTGTGCGGGGCGAGCGAAGCGAGCTGGACCGAGGTTGGACAATAAATCCGCGTGCGGGCGGCTGCCTGCGTTAATTGTTCGCGCATATATACACAGGCACATACCCCATGGGGGTTCTTGGTTTTCCGTGTATATGCGTATACCACTTCAGACATTTTTGCCAAAATTTAAGGGTTTATCTGTCCACTGTCTATAATAAACTGAAACAATCCCTTATCTGTTAGTACATGTTTGTACATATCGTCAAATACTTGTGGCGGTATGGTACAAATGTGTGCTCCTGCTGTAAATGCCTTGCTAACTGTACTAGCATCTCTAATACTTGCAGCTAATATCTTAGTCTCTACATTCTCATGGCAATATATGTTAGCAATAGCTCTAATCAGTCCAATACCATCGTGTCCGTTGTCGTCTAAACGTCCAACAAAGGGTGATACGTAGGTTGCACCCGCTAAGGCGCATAGAATCGCCTGTGACACGCTAAACACTAACGTCATGTTAGTACGTATGCCCATATAGTTAAGCGTCTTACAAGCCCGTATACCCTCCGGTGTGCAGGGTAGCTTGATGGTAGCTTGATCTTGCCAAAGTTTACCGTATTGTATGCCGTTTTCTATAAGTTGGTCGGCAAACTGTCCGTTTACCTCTATAGAAACGTCTTTTACGCCTAAATCCTGTATAAGGTCTGCGTAAACATCGTCTGGTTCTCTACCACTCTTCTTTATCAGCGTAGGGTTGGTAGTCACGCCTGATATAACACCAGATGCTAGTCTGCTGTCTATATCTTTAATAATTGCTGAATCTAAGAACAGCTTCATTTAAAAACTCCTAAACGGGTGAGGACGTACAAGGTAAGTATCGTCCAGAATAGTATTTCTAATCCGATATTATTCATCTTTTTCTTCTGGGTAGTAGCCAATGGTAAACCCATCTTCTACTTCCTCTACTACAGCTTCATAGACAGTATCAGGATGTTCTACCATGTACTTTTCTATAGCTGAATCTACAGTTTGTTTAGCTTTTAGATCTATGTATCTATTTTCTAAACCAATCAACACTCCAAGTATTAGGAAGTTAATAGGTGGGAAAGGAGTCTTTAGACTCTTATATAACTCTTTAAACGTATTAATCTTTAACTTATTATCCATATAGTTGAACCCTTATAGAGTAGTTAGTGGTAGTAATTAGAGGTGATATTATTAAGGAATATCTAGCTAATAGTTGTATTTGTTGAGGGGGAGTCCACCCTTCTCCCCCCTATAAGGACGCCATCGGTCCTAAAACCAGTTAGCGACTGGTTTACCATCAGACTTACTTCTAGCCTCTTTACGCTGCTCTACATCCATTCCTAAGACTAAATGATTAGTAGCAGCTTGAGGGTCGTCTATAAATTGTTCTAGTATATCGTCCCACTCTTCACGTTTACGTAAGTTAATCTGTTCCTGTGCTGATATAGACAGTGCATCTATGTAGTATTTTACACCTTGCGCTAGACAGTCTAACCTGTCATCGTGTTTAACTGCATATTTCTGTCTACACATTCTACTCATTTGGTAGAACAACATGTATAAAAGCCTTTCTTCTGGAGGAGCGTCTCTGTTGGCGTTATAATCCCATTCGACGACAGAACGGTTAACAACAAGACGGTGCTGATTAAGCACAGGCTCGAGAGTATCAATAATCCTGTCTTCTTTTCTAACATGTGCTCTTACCTCTTCTACTAATATACGTTGTTTTGTTTGTTGTAAGTGCTTTTTAAATAGCTCAGCTACTATACCGTCACCGAAGTTAGACTCTATTACGAGTGTATTTACGTTGTATTTTTTACAACCTTTTAGTATGTCCAACAAGGTGTTGTCGGAATACCCATCCCGGTAGGCACGCATTTCGTGTAGATAGAGAAAGCCATTTTTCTGCGATATGTAGGCGGCGGCAGTCTCATCGGCTCCTCTACCGGAGGGGTCGACTGAGCAGATGGTTTCTTGGTAGTCAGTCCACTCGCCTTGTATTTGCATAGGTGAGTAGAAGTAATCCCCCGGCAGACCGACTGTTGGAAGGTCTTTAAGAACGTTCCTTGGGTCTGAGCACCATACGAGATTGTCGGGTGCTTTAGTAGGATTGACGCTAGTAACAATAAGGTCAGCCATTTTGAGAGGAAACTTCTCAGCGTCTGACAGACTTGTGTCAAGCATAAACTGTAACATAAAGTTACTACGTCCCATGGACGCTTCTCTTTCAACGAGGTCATCTTCTGTAAATCTGTCATCTGTAGGAGTCCAAGGGGTTACACCTTTATCTATGTCTTCTTGTAGCTGTGGAGCTATGAGTCCTTCGTATGGTGTATTGTTTCTTGGGTATCTTGCGGTCCAAACAAACGGTCTGTAATTCCTACTTGCCAACTTACGATAAATAGTAAAAGTAGTCTGAGGAGTCCCGAGATACATAATACGGCTATCGTCTTTCGGCGTAAGGATGGATTCAGCTTCGGTA